TAGTTGATGCGTTTAAACAATTTATAGACAGTCCAAAGTCCGGAGTTTATAACCTAGGTGGTGGGGTTGAGAACAGTATCTCAATAAACGAAGCCATAGAAACACTAGCAGAAAGAGGCATCAAGGTAGATTGTTGGACTAAAAGTAGCAGGTACGCTGACCACAAATACTGGGTGAGCGATAACACTAAGTTTAGAAGAATATATCCAGAGTGGAAGGTTAATTACAACCTTGATGATATCTTTGACGATTTAATTCTTACTGATAAAAAATGAGAGTATTAGTCACAGGGTCTAACGGTTTTATTGCCGGTTATGTTATAGAAGAGCTAAAGAAGCGCAACTACACACCAATAGGACTAGCGAGATCACACAGAAGTTATACACATTTAGAAGGACTGGAAACCTACTACGGAGACATACGAGATAGAGTGCTACTAACGGGAATGGTTCACAATATAGACGCAGTTATCCACACAGCCGCAATGCTTGGGACAGGCGAGAATATGTCGTCAAGTAGAGAGTTTGTTGAGAATAATATACTAGGAGGACTTAATCTTGTGGAATTGTGCGATAACTACAACATTCCTTTAACATACATCTCGGTGGGTAACTACACCATGAACAATCCTTACAGCATAACTAAGACCACTGTGGAGCGATTTATGGCTATGTCTATTGAGAACGGCAGAAAGAAAGGCAAACGGGTCAACATGAACATAGTCAGGGCATTGAACGCATTCGGGGCAAGACAGAAGGTTTCTAATATTAAAAAGATCATCCCGACGTTTATAACCGCAGCACTTAAGGATGAACCACTTTATGTTTATGGAGGCAAAGACAAATGCTCGCAGATGGATATGGTCTATGTTGGGGACGTTGCTTCTATATTAGTGGATCAATTAGAGGCCATGAGAAACGATACCTTCCCATTCAGAGTAGAAGCAGGCACAGGGACAGCTTATCCAGTCTGGGACATTGCAGAGAAGATTATAAAGCTAACCAAGAGTAAGTCAAAGATAATACCAACACCAATGAGACTCGGAGAGCCGGAACAAAGCATTGTCAAAGCGGTAAACCCTTATGAGTTTAAGTACACTGATTTCGATAAGGCGCTTAAGTTAACTATCGACTATTACAAAAATGAAACCAGATAAAGCATGGCTAGTAGTTCCCTATATGGCAACGCCTGCACTACGTAGGCAGACGAACCTAACACTCAACTACTTACCCGAAGAATACATATACAAGGTAGCTATAATTAACAAGGGTAGACCCAGATTAATGGTGCATCACCAAGAGGTCAACGACAAAAATATACTCTCGAGGGCATGGAATAAGGGACTGAAATATATATTTAGTCACGGGTATGATAAGGCACTTGTAACAAACCTGGACATCCTACTAGACATCAATAACATAGACAGACTTTACCAAGCACAAGAAGAAACAAACGCAGGAATTATCAGCGCAACTGTCGTTAATGCTATAGTAGAGTTGAAGACAGCAACAAGACTAGTCGCTAGTCATAAAACCCAAACGGTAGAGATGCAAAGAAATGATGGCAGCTTCAGTTGTTTTATAATAACCAAGCAACTATTTGAAACAGTTGGAGACTTCGATGAGAATTTCGTGCCTGCATACTTTGAAGACGATGACTACCTGATAAGAGCAAACGCACTCAACCAGAAATGCTTGAGGTGTACCACGTCCTTCTTCTTTCACGACGTACAGGCCACACTAAAGGAGGATAAGGCAACACAAGAAGGGTATAATACCTTCATGAGAAAGAATCAGGAGTACATCAATAAGAAGCATAATATTAATATCAAAATGTTCTAATGACCAAAAAGCTAGAAGTAAAGCCTGTTAAACTAAAAACCATCCAGTGCGATTATTGCGAGATGATGTTCACAAACACGAAGGGGCTTAATTCTCACAGGGGTAAAATACACGGCAAAGCTACCACACCTTTTAAGCCTTCTCCTAAAATGATAGAACTTTTGCGTGCAAAATTAGACATAGAAGTAAAACCCACGATAACTGCCGAGTGTAAAAAAATCGGCATAGATAGAAGCACTTACTATAATTGGTTTGGGGATGTGCGGTTCGTAGAGTGGTTTAATAAAGAGTGGGAGGAAGGCATGGCGAAGATGATTCCCTATTTGGACAAGGTGGGATTACAAAAGGCTTTACAGGACTTTAGATATTACGAGCTATTACAAATGAAGTTCGGCAACTATAAGCGTGCAGAGAAATCGGATACTAGCCTCGAAATAAAAGTAACTACTAACCGTGGCAACGATTGACCTCAATTTTAACTATCCAGACTTTATAAAGCCGGCACTATTTAATAATAACCGGATCACTACCATTGTGGCTGGTCGCCAAGTGGGTAAGACATATAACGGCGGTCAGTGGTTAACAGAAGAACTAATCACCGCAACAGAAGAAGAACAGTTAAACTATAACCTCGGAGGACTCTGGGTCGACACCACTAACGCAAATATAGACAAGTATGTTGATAGGGTTTTTAAGAAAATACTAAGACCTGTCTGGGAACTATGCCACTGGGAGGCACAGAAGAAAATTCTCCACTTGCCACCACTTAAACACCAACGTCCCTACATCGACTTCGGTTCTGCAGAACGTCCAGAGAACCTTGAAGGACAGGCCTATTATCGTGGTGTATTAAATGAAGCCGGTATTATACTAAAGAAGCCATCACTGTGGGACTCTACGCTGTCTCCGATGTTCAAGAATGAGTTCTCAAGGGTTAAGGTTGTCGGTACACCGAAGGGACGCAATAAGTTTCATAACCTTTCAGTAACCAATCCCAACTACCATTTTTCAGTATACGATTCACCATATTGGACTAAGGACGAAATAGAGTCAAAGAGAAAGACCACGCCTATTATGAATTGGAAGCAAGAATATCTTGCCGAGTTCTTAGAAAACACGGGTTCTATATTTCGTAACATTCAGGACGGTATTAAGGAAATTAGAACAAAGGATGGTGACTTGATGGCCATTGATCTTGCCAAGTATGATGACTTTACGGTCATAATGATTGGCAACTCCAAGACGAAGGAGGTTATCCACATTGAAAGGTTTAACCAAACAGATTGGGGATATCAGAAAAAGATGATCTACGAGCTATGGGGTAGATTTGGCAAGCCTAAAACTATCGTGGACTCTACTGGTGTAGGCGATGCAATCTATGACGATCTAAAGTCTGCAGGAATGAATATAATACCATTTAAGTTTACGGCAAAGTCTAAGAAAGAGCTGATAGAAAACCTATCAATAAGTTTACAAAATAGTTCTATATTTTTTCCCAAAAATGATATGTTAATATCAGAACTTGAATCGTTTGAGTATACATTAACGAAGTCAGGTAACGTCATCATGTCATCACCGGAAGGTATGCACGATGATATGGTCATCGCATTAGCCTTACTCAATAGGATAATGCAAGATTATATACCGCTCGAAATATCTTTCGTCTAACTATGGGAATAATTGACAGGCTCAGAGGCAAATCACCAGAATTTAACATAGGAAAATTATCAAGCTCTCTACACACATGGGACGCAGTAACGCCGTCCACTCAATACCTCGATCAATATGAACACTGGACTTATAAGGCTATTAGGACTATCACGGATGGTATTTCAAAAAGCGAAGTAAAGCTGTATCAAAAAAAGGGCAAAGAGGTTACAGAACTGACACAGAAGAACAGCTCAATGCTTAGGGACTTGTACTACTTTAACCCGTTAATGAGTTACCACGAGGCTAGAAGAATCACCCAAGCTACATTACAGCTAACAGGCTCGGCGTTCTGGTATATGGTAGAAAGCGAACAGCCTAAACAAAAGGCCGACTTCTATATACTAGACTCACAGTCGATGTCGTTAGCTTATGACGAGTTTGGAATACCTAGTCACTATATTTATAGAACCGGGTCGGGATCACACCAAGACCTAAGCTTTAACGATGTAATAGCGTTTAAATTAGCTAATCCGAAGGACATATACAAGGGACATTCTCCACTTCAATCCGCCAGGTACGCTCATAATATTGTAGAACTCGGAATGAAATATAATATGAACGTGTTCGGCAACTCAGGCAGACCAGAAGGGTTTATGATTATAGACGGTGCTGGCCCGGAAGAAAGAGACCTCGTAGAAAGCAAGCTAAAGGAAAAGTTTGGAGGTGTACAAAACGCCAGAAAAATTGGTGTATTAAATAGGGTCGCTACATGGCTACCAATATCAGAGAAGCCAAAAGACTTGGACTATGCACGTTCAATCGAAATGTTCAGAGATCAGATACTTGCAATATTCGGCGTTCCCAAGACTTTGGTTGGAATCGAGGACGCAATAAACGCAAACGCAGCAGAAGCAATGAGGGTGTTTCAAATGTACACCCTTGAGCCTTTAGTGGCCTTAGAAGTGGAAGTGTTGACTAATCAATTGATACCTAAGTATCACGGAATGATTATACCCGATATGTACTTCAAAGCAGACGACGTAGTAGAAAGCGACAAAAAGCTTGATGCAGAAGTTGCCTCAGCATTATATAGTGCAAAGATTATTACCATAGACGAAGCAAGAGAGCAGGTAGGACTTGAGCCACTAGAAGAGAATCAGTTGCTAGAGCCGAAAGAAGAAGTAGAAGAGAAGCCAGAAGAACCAGTCAAGAGTGAAGAGATTGAAAAGAAGCTGACGGCAATAATGAATAGGATTAAAAACATAGATGAAGACCTCTCAAGAGTTCCCGAAATAGAAGAACAGAAGAAAAACAGAAGGGATGAGATGCGCAAGTTCTTTGAGAACGAGCAAGACGAAAGAGAATTAGTGTTCAGAAAAGATTTGTGGTCGTTCTTTAGCGGTCAAAGGGAAAGAGTGCTAAAATCACTGGTCAAGAAGAAGTCACTGTCACTTAAAGGCTCGGTAGATTGGGAACAAGAAGTGGCTATAATGCTTGATCTGTTTAACAAAAGATACGAAGCAGAAGCTAAGAAGGCAAACGCTATTGCTAATGAACTTATAGGACAACAGGCAGAAATATCAGAGAAGTCACAGAAGGCTATTAATGAACGGTTGCAGTTTTTTGCAAAGGAAACAAACAAAACTACACAAGAAAAGATTGAGAAAATTATAGCCAACGGTGTAAGAAACAGCACAAACCCCATAGTAGTAGCAGACGAACTTAATCTTGTACTGTCTGGATTCATGGAAGGCGAGGCTAATATTAAGCTATTAAAGGACTTGGGTGTATACGTTGACGATACTAAGATCGCAAGCACTGGGACAATAAACAGAAACCGAAACAGGTTTGAAAAAATGTATAACACAATTAGTGAACTAGAAGGTGAAAAGAAGATGGACGCACTCAAAGCCTTATATGCGATCACAGACGAAAACGATCCAGTAGCTCTAGCGATTAGAGATAACATCAAAAAGACCTATGGTATAGGAGTCGACGACACTAAGCTATCTAGGTTATGGACAATCGCAAGAACTGAAATAGGGGCAATACAGAGCGAAATTCAATACGACAACTACAAGAATAGCGGAGTAGTGCAAAAACTTGAATGGCTAAGCGCTAGAGATATGTTTGTAAGAGGATTAGATATTAAGGATGTTTATGATCATGCGTCTGCAGATGGTCAGGTTGTATACATTGGAGAAAAGTTTCTAGTCAGTGGTGAATTGTTGGAAAGACCGCATGATCCTGCAGGGAGTATTGGTAACACAATCAACTGTAGATGCGTAGCTATACCAAGACTAGATTAAAATGAATAAAATATTTGAACGATACACAAGAGCGGTTAATTCAAAGCCCATAGTAAAGAGGGACCATACCAAAAACGGAGAGTATATTGTTTTCAAGGGTAGTGCGGGTAGGGATGGGAATACACCGAGAAAGGGAATTGATTACTATACAGAAGCAGAGATTAACGAGCTGATAGGACAGATTCAAAGCAAGATAGTTGTACCAAGCGTTGATATTAATGAATTAAAGAGAGATGCGACCAAGAGATTGAGGGAAATGTTAATCGAGCTAGAGATTGAGCCGGCATACATTAGGGACTTATTAGAAAGACTAAAGGGTGACGAGAGATTGGACGCAAAGGCAATAAAGAACATTGACAAATACTCAAAGACGCAACTGATAGGAGTTGGCGGAGGGGCAAACCTAAACGGAAGGGTTTACTTCTGGGGGATTTATAGTAGTGATCCCAGTGTCGCAGCAGACAACGGGGATGAATACTATAATAGTTCAGAAGAGTTACTCTACAAGTATATAAACGGGGTATGGGTAGCAATTAGCGGTGGTACGGTAGTAGGAGATGACAACTTTGTATTTGAAGACGGAAACAATTTTATATTTGAAGACGGTAATAATTTTACTTACGAAACATAATGGCAGATATTAAGTTAACAGCACAAGACGCACTAGCAGAAACACCGGCATCGGGTGACTTACTCTATATAGTAGACGTAAGCGACACCACGGACGGCGTGAGTGGTAGTTCTAAGAAGATAACACGCACTAACTTAGTGGGTGGTCTCTTCGACAAGACTGCAGACGATCTTGACGACATAACTGCCGGAGCAACTAACAAACATTTTACGGCGACAGACGAAACTAAACTAGACGGAATAGAGGCCTTAGCGGACGTAACCGACGCAACCAATGTAGCAGCAGCAGGTGCGACAATGGACAGTGAGTTAATTGCGACTTCTGCCGGAGCAGCAGACGCTGGGAAACCTATCAAATTAGACGCTGCAGGACACGTTGACGCTACGATGATAAATGATGCCGATATTAGCCTTGATAACGTAACCGAAGGCTCTACGAACAAATATTTTACATCTACAGAGAAGACTAAGCTTTCCGGAATAGAAACAGGTGCAGATGTTACGGATGCTACCAATGTTAGTGCCGCAGGTGCTGCGATAATAACATCGGGTGCGGGCGTTCCAGGCTCAACACCCTCTAAAGTCGGGGACATTTATATCGATACTACAAACGACAACGCATACATTGCGGTAGGGACGGCCTCTAGCAGTGACTGGGAAATATCAAACGACGGAGCTGGCGGCGGTATTTCAGATGGGGATAAGGGAGATATTACGGTCTCTGGATCAGGGGCAACTTGGACAATTGACAATGACGTAGTAACGTATGCAAAGATGCAGAACGTAAGTGCTACAGACAGGATTTTAGGTCGAGACACTACTGGGGCAGGCGATGTGGAAGAACTAGCTCCTGCAGATGTTAGGACAATGTTAAATGTAGAAGACGGCGCTGACGTGACTGATGCTACAAACGTGGCAACAGCAGGGGCAGTAATGGAGGGTGATACATCAACAGCATCAATGAGCTTCGTTGTAGATGAGGACAACATGGCCTCTAACTCTGCTACCAAGCTGGCTACACAACAGTCGATCAAAGCATATGTGGACACGGCGATCGGAACAACCGTACTGGATAGTGAATTAATCGCAACTTCGGCGGGTGCAGGGGATGCGGGAAAACCTATCAAGTTAGATGCGGCTGGTCATGTGGACGCAACTATGATTAACGATGCAGACATAAGTCTTGATAGTGTTACAGAGGGTAGTACTAATAAGTTCTTTACAAGTACGGAGAAAACTAAACTTTCTGGAATCGAAACCTCGGCGGACGTAACTGACGCTGCTAATGTAAGTGCGGCGGGTGCTCCAATTATAACTTCTGGGGCGGGTGCTCCTGGCTCAACACCAGCAAAAGTAGGCGATGTATACATTGACACAACAGGAGATGACGCATACATAGCAGTAGGAACGGCATCAAGTGCAGATTGGGAGAAGTCTAACGATGGTGCAGGTGGTGGAATCTCGGATGGCGATAAGGGTGATATAACAGTCTCTGGGAGTGGTGCTACATGGACAATTGATAACGACGTGGTCACTTATGCCAAGATGCAAAATGTATCTGCTACGGATAGAATACTTGGAAGAATCACAACAGGGGCAGGAGATACAGAAGAACTCACGGCGGCTAATGTAAGAACGATAATCAATGTAGCGGATGGTGCAAATGCTTATGTACACCCAAACCATAGTGGAGATGTAACTAGCGTGGCTGATGGTGCTACTACAATTGCAAATGATGCGGTGACGTATGCAAAAATGCAGAATGTTGTAGCCGATAACGTGATACTGGGTAACAATTCTGGTGCTGGCGGTATAGTAGACGAGTTAACCGCCACCGAGGTAAGGACACTAATCAACGTAGAGAACGGGGCGGACGTAACAGATACCGCTAACGTAACAGCAGCAGGTGCTTTAATGGATTCCGAGGTGGATGCCGATATTAAGACACTATCCCTCCCTGCAAGCACTACGATCTCTACCTTTGGTGCATCGATAATTGATGACGCAGATGAAGCGACTTTCAAAGCAACGGTTAACCTGGAAATAGGCGTTGATGTACAAGCTTACAATGCAGATCTAACTTCTCTAGCGACCAACTGGGTACAGGCTTCCGCAAGTGGTGCATCTTCGTTAGACTTTCATGAGGACACCGATAATGGATCAAACAAGATAACGCTTGTTGCCCCTGCTTCAGTAGCCTCGGATAAGACTGTAACCTTCCAAGACGTAACAGGAACAGTTTTAGTGACAGGCGGTGCAGATGTGACAGTTGCAGACGGTGGCACGGGGGCATCTACTTTAACAGGACTACTGCAAGGGAACGGCACTTCTGCGATAACCGGAATAACAAACTCCTCGACAGCAGGACAAGTGTTAAGGGTTACAGGTGCTTCTACTTATGCCTGGGGTGCATTAGATTTGGCAGACACAGACGCAGTAACAGGGACACTGCCGGCAGGGAACTTACCTTCAGCATCAACTACAGCTTCTGGAATAGCCGAAGCTGCGATTGCCTCTGAAGTTAACACGGGTACAGATACAGCAAGATATGTGACACCCGACGCCCTTGCAGGCTCAAATTTGGGTACAAGAGTGATGGCGATTCAGGTAATAGACGGTGCAACTTCTCTAACTACTGGCGATGGCAAAGCATATATAAGGATACCTGCAGAGCTTAATGGATATAACGTCATAGACGTTGACATGGGTGTGATTACTAAGTCAACATCCGGAAACCCTACGGTCATGCTTGCGAGGGGTAGACAAGCAAACGCAACCACGGCACACGCCTTCAACGATGTGCTTTCAACTGCTTTAACGATAGATGCAAACGACTTTGACTCTAAGGATGCCGGCACTGCCGCAGTTATAAACGCATCAAACGACGATTTAGCCACTGGGGATATACTTAGAATAGATGTAGACACCGCAGGAACGGGTACAACAGGACTTAACGTTAACATAATTGCACAACTACCATGATTGACTTGATAAGGGCGGTAGGGAGTGCGGATTATTGGTATATTAACAGCGAGATACTGCCGGCGACAATTACCACAACATACATAGTAGTGCAGAATTTTAATAATGTTTATGCGTAACAATGGCGATCACAGTAGGGAATACAAACACAGCCGCTTCAACTTCCAATACTACGGCTTATTCGTGCGACCTAAACAACAATAAGGACATGGTAATTGCGTTTGCTATAGGTATGGCCACGACGGATACTGATAGAACATCTACGGCTACCTATAATAGCGTCAATATGCCCGAACTTATAACCGTGACGGGTACTACCACTAGCAGAAGGTATCGGGTGTCCATATTTGGACTTGCAGGAGCTGCCACTGGATTGAATACTTGTACCGTGACCTATAGTACCGGGATAGGGTCTTCTGTAATAGGAACAATGTGCCTAGCAGGACAGGCGGTATCCTTCGCTGGCGATACAGACACTAACACGGCCGGTTGCGTGACATCCATAATAACCACGCAGGCTAATTCCATTATTCTCTCTGCCGCTTGCGTAAGGTCTAATACTACGCCACCGACCTTGACTCCCGAAGCCGGTCAAACTGAGGTTGTGAACACCACACCACTCTCCGGAAACACAGACGTGGTTGGCGGTGGTTGGTATAGGATCGTGACGAGTACGGGGACATACTCCGTCGGAGCTACCGCAAGTGATACGACAGGGGATTTTGGATGCGCAGTTGAGTTGAAGGAATTAGTCTCAGGTATATTTGTTCCCAGAATTATGATTTTCTAATGGATGACATGGTGACAAAAAGACAAGTAGAATTAATAATTAAAGAAACAATCAGTGACCGTCTTAAGTCCATAGAGGACTCAATGAAGGATATCGCCGAAATTAAGAGGGTGTTACTAGGGGACGGTATATATACTAAGGTCGGTATGAAAGAACAACATGACCAGATGTATCACGCCTTTGCCAATTACCAGGATGATCAAGTTCCGTTCAGGGTTAAAGAGTTATGGGAAAGCTATCAAGCCAAAAAGAACAGTAAGCTAGACGAGAAGATTGATAAGATAGTGGAAGCATATACGTCTGCGAAGTGGACGGCGAGATTCTTCGGTGTCACAACCTTTGCTGCGTTTGTTTCGTTAATTATAGGGATTGCAGCTTGTCTAAAGATATTCGGGGTAATATAAATTATAAAGTTGTAGATTTTCTTTTACTTTTGTTATTTTAATAATATGGAATACACAAGAACAAAAACACTTACGGGGAACATCGGAGTAGATGGCTTCAACGTCGTCTTAACTAAAGAAATTAAGGACAGAGACGGAGAAGTCGTTGATATCGACGGGATTTCAATCGACAGCTACTTAAAGAACCCAGTGCTAATAGATGCACATAATATTAACGGGTCAGTGGTGCAAACCGTACTAGGCAGACTTAAGAATATAACTAAGACCAAAGACGCCGACGGTGTCAAGCTTCTAAGTGGTGTTGCAGAGTTTGCAGACACACCAAACGGAAATATTGCAAGGAAACTTGTCGAAGAGGGATATCTAAAGACAGTTAGTATAGGATTTGGGGTTTTAGATTACGATGCGAAGGATATGAGGATCAGCAAGTCTGAACTATATGAAACCTCGCTAGTCAGTGTGCCTGCTAATGTACAAGCTACAATAGGAAAATCATTGAAAGCAGACGAGAGGATTGAGGATGCGGTAGTTAAAAGACTCAAGAATTATGATTACATCAAGCCGGTATTAAAAGAATATAGAAATTTCATCCAAGACGACGGATTAAGAGCATTACTAGGATATGAACCAACAGGGGATGAACTAATTGACCTTAAAAACATATTTGATCTCATACACTTAAAGTTAAAAGCCGAAGATTCTGGCGATAGTGGAGAACCCACAAAGCCTAGTGAGAACCACGACGAACCAAAGGTTGAGACGATAACTGTAACCAGAGAAGAATTACAAAGTCTGGTTGCAGCAAGCGTAGAAGAGGTCTTGCAAAATCTTACTTAAAACAATTTACTAAAATGGAACACAACATTGAAGTAGCCGGGATGTCTGGGAAAGAACTCTCTGATGTAGTATCAGAAGGAGCAAAACAGGCAGCAGCTACATACAAAAAATACGCCAAGAAATTCAACATGGGCGGAAACAGCGAAGATCTTCAAAAGAGAGACGAAGCTGGCGCTTATGTTAAAACAATCAAACTTTTCAACGCAATGTTGGAAGGTAACACACAAGAAGCGAGAGAGATTTCGAAATCAGCCGTCAACGGCAATTCTGCTAGAGCAAAAGCACTTACAGAGGGAGCAGCTTCAGGATCATACCTAGTGCCAGAAGAGTTCGAAGCTAGAGTATTCATGTCAATTAACGACAACTCGATAATCAGGAAATACGCAACTGTACTTCCAATGAGTTCAGACGTTAAGAGACTAAACTCCCTAAGCACAAAACCAACTGCTTACAAGGTAGCAGAAATTGCAAACATAACATCGAGCCAAGCAACTTTCTCAGAACCAGTTTTGACTGCAGAGAAATATATGGCAGCCGGTGAAATGTCTAGCGAAATACTAGAGGACGGCGAGATTGATTTGATCAATCTTTTAGCTAGAGTATATGGGGAATCAATCGCATACGCAGAACAAAATAGTTTCATCAATTCTGTAGTTTCTGGGTCAGAAGGTCTTTTGACCGTTTCTGGTGTAACAGCAACTACTCTATCAACCGGAACTACGTTTGCTTTTGTTGACTGGGATGATCTAGCAACACTACAAAGGAACGTATTCGCACACTCTCCAAGTCAGGCCAGCACAATGCAATTCATAATGGGATTTGGGGCATACAACACTTTGAGGACATTGAAATCATCTGGGGATGGAAACTACTTCATCATGCCAGCTGCACCAACTGCAGAAACACCTGCCACAGCATGGGGTCGACCAATCTTGGTACTTCCACAAGTTGCAGACACGACAGCGACAAGCACGAAATTCGTGATTGGAACTGATCTTGCACAGCACTTCGTAATCGGAGACAGAACAGGATTGACAGTTAAAGTAGCGGACTCAGGAGAAATTAATAGCGTAAATCTATTAGAACAAGACGCACGAGCCTTGATTCTCAGAAAGAGAACAGCTCAGGTTGTTGTACTTCCAGCCGGAGTAGCAACACTAGCAACATACACTTCCTAAGTGATTGCTTAAGCACGGGAAGCCTTCGGGCTTTCCCGCCTAATCAATCAATATCATGAAAGTAAGAGCAAACCACCAAGTAGCTTATGATAATAAACTGTATCTACCGGGGGACGTGTTTGACATGAAACCGGAACTGCTGGAAAGATATAAATCAGACGTAACAGTTGTTAGTGCAGTTCAACATAGAAATACCAAGCCGGTTAAAAATATTAAAACAAAATGATTGACTTCAGCGACTTAAAAGTGTATTTGCAAGTTACCGGAACATCAACGGACGCCTTGCTTGCGTCTTTAGTCACGGCAACCATAGCAACGATAGAATCAGAGATAGGTGCAACACTTACTTCGACCGTCTACACTGCAGAAAGGATGCACTATGAGCGATCTAGCTATGATGCGCAGGTTAACCCACCCATAGACACTTCCGAGGACTATTTAAAACTATACACAAAGAACTATCCGATAACAGCAATTACACTAACTTATGGTGTCGATACGTTGACTTCTTACACGGTGCATAGTCAAACTGGGATTATAACCATGTACGAATGGCATGGGGATAGAATGGAAGAATTAAGAGCCACATACACTGCTGGATATACACAGTCTACGTTGCCAAAGGATTTGCAATATCTAATATACGATGCGGTCAAAGAGAAGTATGAAGGACATAGCGCTTCTGTGATGGGGTCGGGACAGAGTCAGGTATCAAGTAAGAAAGTCGGTGACTTTAGTGTCAGTTATAGAGCTAGTGGCAGTAGCTTCGTTAATTCAAGCAACTCGGTTATTAGCAAATACAGGCGATGGGGATTTTAAACGAAACGTATAACACTACTGCCGTAATAAAGCGATCAACATCTACCTCTGCAACCGCAACTAATAGCTTAACCACCATCGCAACAGCTTCGGGACTACTTAGACCAATCACAGACACCAGCCAACTATTTGATGAGGGTAATTTCGGCAGGGAGTTTAAGTTTTGGTGTGACGACTCGGTCAATATAAGCATAGGGGATCAACTAACTATTGGCGGTAAAGATTATGGAACAGCAGGATTATCCCTATTTGAAGACTTGGAAGGTGACGAATCGCATTACGAGGCTAGATTAATAAGGAAATGAGCATATATTTTGATGTTCGCAAACATTTTGGAAGGTTCTTAACAGGAGAGGAGAACGTCAAAGAGTTTGATAATATCACCAAGAAAGTAGCGTATAACGTGGTAGAAAGGGAATACATCTCTCAAGCACCACCAGATACGGGTAACTTTAGAAGATCTATTAGAACCGTAAAGCTTGGCAATATGGCCTATATGGTTAGACCATATGCACAGTCGTCAAAGGGTTTTAACTATCCAGAGGCTCTGTATCATGGGACTGGTAAGTATAAAGGAAGCGCAGACATGGGTGTGCGTGGGGTCAGTAGGATAAGGCAAAGCAACTTTTATGGGTTTGGAAACAGACAAGACATGATAGGTTTCTTTGCAGGATTAAAAAGGAGGGGTATTAAGACATCAATAAGACCGAACAAGGTAGCAAAGAGAACAGTCGACAGTACAAAAGAACAGTCAAACGCTTTAATTAAGCAAGAGATACTTAAGTTAATAAACAGATGAGAAAAGAACTACAAGACGAAATAATAGACCAACTAGAAGCGCTAACCTATACAGGGACGGCTAACGTATTATTTGCGGATGTACGCAAGGTCTACAAGGAACAACCACTGGGCTTTCCCATCGCTAGGGTAATTAGTACAAGCAACGGTGTAGAGGTGTTAGGGCTTGATTATGATAATAAAATAATGGGCTTCCAGATTGACGTGTTCGACTTACTTGATGAACAGGTAACACAGGATGAGGCCGAAATGAGAATAGATAGGATCAGTAACATTGAGGACATGATACTAAACTGGCTAGAAGAGTTGCCAAACAACATCGAGCGAGAAGTTACAGGCGTTCATATACACACAATAGACATACTACGAGGTGGTTTTAACTACGAGAATAACGAAAGCGGGATAATGCTAAACCTAGCAATTCCATTTGAATTAAAAACAACGGTATACGTCAAGGGATTATAAAGTTGTGGATTAATTTTTATTTTTGTTAATCTATAAACATGGAGAACAAGAAAGAAAACAAGGCAGTAAAACTGCTTACTTTCCGCATATTAAAAAATGGCAAAAAGTATTTAATTAAAGCAGTTGATCAAAAAGAAGCAGAACAAAAGGCTTCTAAATTATAATTTTTAACGACTTACAATGTCTAACGCAATAGGTCGCAAAAGAAGCTTGTCCATAGCTAAAGAAGGCGCATATGGAACTGCTTCGACCGGCACAAAGTTTATTTTACCCATCATGGGAACACCTCGTTTCGAGGTAATGGCAAACAAAGAAAGAAACACTGCCAGTCTAGGATCAAGCTACCAAGCCGATAACCTAAGAACCACAGAAAGATACACAGAGCTTTCGTTGAGTGTAAAGGTCGATGAAGACACTTTACCATTATTGTTTGCACAGAACTTTGCAATCACAAGTTCGGCTGCAACAGATAGTGCATACACACACACACTTAACTACAGCGATTCTAACGCACTAGCTAGTTACACATTGTTCTTAGACGATGACGACAGAACAAGCGAGTATGTAGCAGGCGTAAGATTTGGAGAAATTAACCTAACCTTTGAAAGAGGATATATAGTTGCAGAGCTTACCGGAATTGGAAGATTTCCAGCAACTTGGACAGGATCAAACACACTGGCACAGCCAAACGATTTTGTAGGTGCGCACGCAGTATTCAACTACGATGCCTACACCGGATCAAAAGCAGCTTACGAGATTCTATCCGTATCAGTAAACAATAGCTTCAACCTAAGTGGTGACGATACTAACTTCGTACTAGGAAACCTAGACATTGACGAAGTGTTCACAACAGAGGGTGAGTTCAACATGGAGATTGCGGCACTTATGCCTAGCTATGCCACAAGAGCGCACTATACTGGTAATGAAAAGGTAAAGTATGACGTAACGGTGACTGACACATCAAGATACGTAGCAGGAGCAACCGCAACAAGGCCATCTATAGTGTTTGATGTACCCGCAGGATACATTGAGGAGTGGTCAGAAGACGGGGATGCCGGTGATTTGATCAAGCAGAACTTTAACTTAATGGCAGTCGATGAAATAGGTGTCACAGATGCACCGATGGAAATAACTGTAGTTAATAATGTAGCTAGTTACTAAATATGAAACAACTAACCATTAGAGAATACGTTCTCGAAATAGAACCAATGAGATTCTTAGATGTACAGACGTACTCTAAGGAGCTTAGAAGAAGCGCTGGTAAGATCGAATTGTTATCGACACTAGGAGAACGCTATAGCCGAGAACTCAAAGCAGAGGGAAACATTGAAGAGATAACCGCCAAGATCGAGGACATAGAGAACCAAAAGGATGTAGCAGAAACGATTCTATTTGGAAAGATGCTAGAAATTGCCAAAAATGGAATTAAAAGTATAAAGAATGGGGAACAAGACGTTGATAAGAACGTTGTGGACGGATTCTCTACCGAAGAGATTGGACAGGTTAACGATGTAGTCTTAGGAAATATCACAAAAAAAAATTAGAAGATTTAAGGCTAGGCTTTAAGTACGGCGACACAGAGGAGCTAGATGAGAACGATACCTCGCTACTTACGTACTATAGCTATCTGAAGATCAATAAGGGTGTGACGTTTGATGGATTTATGAACGAACAGGCATATGTTATTAATGCAATCATGTATCTTAAGTCGCTAGAGATAGAAGAACAAGAGAAACAAGTCAACAAAGCTAAAAGAAAAAATGGAAAATAAAGTCGAGATACATATCACAGCTAAAGACCTTGCCAGCAGGGTTATTCGCAATCTAAACACTACTGTTACCGGAGTTACCGGCAAGCTTGGTGACATGGCCAAGACAATAGGAGGTAAGGTCACGGAAGGGTTTGCTCAAATGAAATACGCAGCCATAGGAGCAGGCGTTGCGATAGCAGCAGTGGGTGTAAATATGGCAAAAGCAGCGATTGCTTCGGCAGCATCCACGGAAGAGCTTCGGATGTCCCTGGACGTCCTTACAGGTAGTGCCGACAAAGGCAGAGAAGTATTTAAAAAACTATATGATTTCGCTGCTAGGACACCTTTTGAGACAGCAGAACTAGCGAAAGCCACACAGACAATGCTTGGCTTTGGAATTTCCCCAGAAAAAGTAATGGATAATCTTAGGATGTTGGGTGATATCTCTATGGGTAGCAAGGACAAGCTACAGGGATTATCTCTGGCGTTTTCGCAGGTACAATCGACAGGCCGACTTATGGGACAAGACTTACTGCAGATGATCAATCAGGGCTTTAATCCACTAACGATTATTGCCAAACAAACAGGTAAATCAGTTAAGGTGTTAAAAGAAGAAATGGAACAGGGTGCTATCAGTGCCGATATGGTTACGCAGGCTATGGTCATAGCAACCTCTAAGGGCGGCCTATTCTTTGAAGGAATGGATAAGGGTGCTAATACATTGAATGGATTATGGTCTACCTTGAAGGATAGTGTAGGAGGATTAGCACGTCAACTCGTGGGACTAAACGAAGCAGGAGAGATCGTGGAGGGCGGCATGATGAGCAAGCTGAAAACTTCGATCTCAACACTGACCGTATTCATAGACAATAACAAGGATGCAATAATTGACTTTGTTAATAATGGGATTGAGAAGTTAAGAGCTAAGATAGTAGAGCTGGATCAACAGTTTGGAATAAAAGACAAACTGCAGATGTTGATGGAATTTATAGTCAACAATAAAGAAAACCTTGTGACTTTTGCTAAGAACTTCGGAATGGTAACAGTCGCAGTTATTGCTTTAGGAATCGCCGTCGGACTGTTAACCTCCCCGCTACTCATTGCACTTGCTGCGATAGGACTGGTAAGTGCCGCCATGACGATCTGGCAAAATGACATATGGAACGTTAAGACAAAGACCGAAGAAGCTATCAATAAGGTGAGGGAAGTCTTTACCGCATTAATGCAAAACCCCTCTGTTCAATGGTTTATAAACAAAGTTAAGGAATTGTCCGGACAGATTAGAGACAACCTAGTTAAGGTTGTAGAATCATTAAGAGCATCGTTTGAAAAGTTAAGTCCAAAGATCAATGAACTAGTGAGAAACATTGCGCCACTTGCAGCCGCTATCGGAGGTGCGTTAATACTTCACATTATGACGCTTACAGAATATTTCACGAGAATACTACCACCTGCTATTAGCGTTATTACTTGGCTACTTGGGGGCATACTCAGTATGGTCAACTCGAACATCAATTCCTTTAAAACGTGGTACGGAATAATCAAATCCGTAATAGACAAGCTAAAGGAAGTACATACTGCGGTATCCAATGCGACGGTTGGTAAATTATTAGGGGTGAACAAGAACGCCGCAGGCACATCGTTCTATGGTGGCGGTGCTACCATGGTAGGAGAAAGAGGTCCGGAGTTGGTACAGCTACCACGAGGATCAAAAATAAATTCAGCCTCAGAGACTAGGAACGCATCTACAAGCACACCTATCACAAACAATATAACGATAAACGGATACGATAAGAACCCTAGAGAGTTAGCACAGATGGTGGCTGACTATATTGCTAGGTCTAATAAATTATCTACTTATAATATGGGCTTCTAATCATGGCTAATGAACTGGTAATATTTGGATCACAAAACCTTAACGGAAAGAATTGTCATATTAACAGGAGTTCGGATCGCTACTCATCACCCATTGCGGTATCTACAAGCCCATACTCAAGGGCTGCTGGATCGGTCGTTAATAATACAAGGCCAACAGAGAAAGAGATATCGTTTAGTGGTTACATCCAGTCCGATACGCAGGCGGAATTACAAGACATTGTAGACACCTACGAGCGCTGTTTAGCGTATGAAGATAGCCTACTGAGAATAAGTCCACAGTGGGAAACACTCTATGGGATCACTTCTTCTGCAGAATATACAAGTTCACAGGGAACAATTACGCTTACCGCACAAACATTGATCGGAAATTATGCAATTCGACTAGGAGAAACCACGGCAGCCGATGTTGAAATAGTATGTACGGCAACGTCCAGGTCTATCACTGACATACTTGCATATGATATCGGGGAGGATGTTGCGTGCGGATCACTGGGTTTTTGGGTAAAAGAACCTTTTAAAAACAGGACACTAGAATACTCACCCATTAAGGTATATCTGGGATCAAACGCCAGCAATTATCAGGTTTTTATCGCTACCCCTTACGATGGTCGTACACGAGACGACTATACCTTCTACATCGCAAAATACGATCCCTTCCATGCTAGTGCTGAAGATGTTGGAGATGCGGTAACATCGGGTAGCTATACATATTTAAAGTATGAGTTTAACGCATTGTTTGATGGAGAAACTTACGAGTTAAGTGATCTTTTATGGATTAGGGAAAAGTCGACAAGGAATTATCCGGCAATAAAAACACAATTTCAAAAATCACACGAGCATCATTCTATTAATAAGGTCGATTTTGGGTTGGACTTTCTTAACTATACCGGACTCGCCATTGGTTCTTACGAATACCTAGACACCGAGGCCGTAGCGAATTATGATCCAGATGAAATGATAACACACTCAGTTGATAATACCGGAACGTATTCGCCTGTTGTAAGAATTGATGTGTCGCACGTATCGGGGGATGGCTTCGGTTGGGGATATAGGGTTAATGACGGGCAATACGTAACTGTAGCAACTGCCGGGACAGTAACTGCTAGTGATTCGTATAGTGTGTATAGTGACTCTATATTATTGGGCGCATATAAAAACGGCGACATTGTAGATGTAGCCGAGGGCATAATACCAACGGACGATTGGGTTGCCGGTGCTAACGATATTGAGTTGTATTTTATTGAAGACGAGGCAACTATTTCCCAACCAACCTATAACGCAAGCAAATATATATACAGAACACAGCCGGGAGAATTTATTCCAGTCGCTTATGCTCAGTCTTTTACTGCAAATAGTACAGGGTGGTTATATAGGGTAGATGTGCTAATGTCTGGTAGGGTGGCGAGTACCGATCTGACAGGAAGCGCCCAAGCTAATGTAATTACCGGTGGACAGGGCGTTATATTTGGCGACCCGTTTACTGCTAATTTTAGTGAAGGGTCTACTTCTCACTTCATTGTTTCCAATACTCCGCAATGGGTATCGTTCTTTCCCGCCACCTATGTTACTAGCGGATCATTTTATTATCTTAGCGTCTTTAACTCTGATGACGCTAGGCTATATACTACTAGCACGAGTAGCTATGCGGGCGGATATTTATGGTCTTACGCTAATATTCCGGGAGATTATGGATTCACACCCTACACAGCACAAGATATGGCGTTTAAAACATACATACAAAACAACACTTCGTTTACTGCCAATTACAGCATCTACTATCGTAATAGGTACTTATGAAGAAACAGTTTATAGTTAAAATATATACAAAGGACGGTGGTGATCACGACCACGAGTTGATCACCGTGTTCCAGGCTATTGGCGGTATACACTTCACACAGGTTATTAATGGGGGGCTTGGGGAAATCGAGATCACCTTACCGAGGCCTATAGAGCAAGGCATAGTCGGTGAACTGTCAGACCTTCAGTATGACAGGATAGAAGTGTACGCAAGCAACTCGGTCACGACGTCACTGGTATATTCGGGGTTCATCCAGTCCATAGAAGCTTCTGTCGGCGGTGGTGAACTAACCAAGATTATAGGCATCGGCTACGCCTTCTATCTGCAATATCATTTCTATAGAAGTTCTGACGATGTCACAATAACCTTTTCGGGTTCACAAGTACAAACCGCAGTCATCGACGTTGTCAACAGTATCGCTTCTGTGGCTGCAAACGTGTCTATCCCTATTACGGCCACTAGTGCCACAGTGTCGACAGGCAACACAGTCTCCATTAACTTTAGCGCTAACACGGTACTGGAAGCCATTGAGGACTTGAGGGAATTGGCTGGAAACAACTACTACTTCTACCTAGATAAGGATAATTTACTAAACTTCAAACAAAAACCATCCACTGCAACCCATTCTTTTTTGTTCGGGCGTGATATTGTCGGAGAGTTCAGGTACAAGAAGTCTAATGAAGATGTCAGGACTCATTTAATGTTTTGGAATGGTGATACTCTCAATAGAATGTATCGTAACCTCAACATATTTGATCCAAACGACCTCAATTCTATTGGTGGTGTGTGGGAAAAGATATCTGATAGTCGCTACACTAGCACGACAGAGATGGACAAGCTCGGCACTGCTTACCTTAAGGCTAGGGAATCGAACAATCACCAGATTCAGTTTACGATAGTGGACTCAGTTAGGGGCGGGATAGAAGACATAACAGTAGGCGAAACCTGCAAAATAATGAATATTCAAGACAATGCAATTTTTGACGATAATATGCAAATAACTCAGATAGATTATTACGGGGATTATGCAGACATCACCGTGGAGGATCAACGATCCATAACAGGTAAATCGCTCAACCAGATTAGAAAACAACTGGACGCAGTTGCATACAGAGATCAAGCTATTCCTAACTTCGAGAATGTAGATATAACGCCATGACAAAACGAGATGCGAGAGTCATTAAGTTAATGCTAGGAATTATTCTATTAATCTGTCTCTACCTCTTTACTGTTCAGCTATACTTTCTTTTGAGGTATTATGTCTGGCAAATTTTGTGACTTTGTTTTCTTTTTTTATAGGTGCTAATATATTTCAAGATGTAAACAAATCATGTACTATCCGTTCGAAAAACGTTTGGTAGACAACAAAACAATAAAGTTTGTAAGAGGCTTTACCTCAACACATGACGGCGAAGACTGGTCAATGCCAGTTGGTACACCGCTATATTCCCCAGACGAAGGTACAATCACCCAGGTAGGCAAGGATCAATATGGCGGCTACTGGCTATATGTAGTGTTTAAGTCGGGGTATCGTTTTCTCTTTGTACACATTTCAAGAGACGTGTTAGGAACGGACTACTACCACATGGCCAAGGGTAGTAGCAAAACAGTATCAAGGGCGGTGAAGGCTTTTGAACTTGTTTGTTACTCAGGTAATACAGGTAAATCAACAGGGCCACATCTTCATCACGAACTCAGAGATAAGGGCAATAAGAGTATTGATCCTAAACCACATCTTAGTTATTACAATTCAAATTCAATGGCACAATGGTGTATAGACAGGGCGATAAGAGACGCATCCGCTTCTAATATGGATGCTTTTTTAAACAAATACCGAAAAGACGTTAAGGATGCAGGTGTTGACCCTGTTGAGTGGTGGGTTAGAAACGGTAGCGCAGAAATACCGGTAATGTATGAAAAAATGATTGCTGATAGAGATAAGTATAAAGCCTTAAGCGAGGAGTTAGGGAAGCAAATCGAACACGACACTCTCGAACAGAATAGGTTAAAAACCGAGCTAGAAGGGGTCAAGGAGGAACTAAAAAAGACTAAGCATGATCTTGGTGTGGCCAATAACGAGCTAGACAATGTAGGAGAAAAGTTTGTTCAAAAAGAAAAAGAAATAGCACATTGGAAATCGTTAGCTGGTACAAACGAAAAGCTATACAACGATACCAACATACTCCTTAACAGGTGTCGGGAAGGGAGGAAGGGAATCACTTTTGCGGAACTACTTGCCAGAATGCTAAATGCTCTACGAAACCTACTTAACAAAAGACCTAAAAAGTCTTAAGAAAATATTGTGGAAATACACATCCCGATACATAGTAAGCAGGGATAGAAATATTTGTTTTACTTGTGGTCACTGGGGAAACATGGCAGGGCATTTTGTGCATACGGGCAATAGCTTTAACTTGTTTTTAGACACAGACGAGAGAAATTTAAACTGTCAATGCGCAAGATGTAATTTATACTTAAATGGAAATCTTGTGGTCTATGCAATTAATCTTCAAAAAAAATATGGTTACGAAGTAGTTGAAGAGTTACAGGGACTAAAATACAAGTTGTACAAACCAACACGAGAAGAAGTTGCTGATAAGATTATTTACTTTAAGAATAAGTGAGGGTCTTTAGAAACAAAGGAGAGAAGGTTCTATATATACTAAACGTAATCAGTCTAGTTATTTTATATTTTATATT